GCCTAGCACGAGGATGTGTCGTGGTTCCACAACCAAAATTCTCCTTTTGTGGGTCAAAGCTGCAATCTTTGCAACCATCCGTGTTGATTTCCCAACACCTGTTGGTGCTTTAATTACAAAGTTTGATCCAAAGAATCCTGGCCTTGACAATAGTAACTCTATGGCTTCAAAGTCAATCCCTGAAGAAGGTTGCACACTCCTCCACATTCTGGCAATCATCCTTGTCAAAATGTCAGAAGGTATGACCAAAGGAATTTTCTGTAACTCCAATGCTGGAAATAAATCCGGTATCAAGTCACACCAAACAAGCAACATAGTGTCAAGGTAACCAAAACCCACAGCCTCAACAACATCCGATATTTGACCAAACAATACATAATATGCATTGGCAATCAAATTGTCAACACTTCTAAGCAATAAATTCAAGCCTTTTGGACCATTGCCACCTAATAATGCCCATTGCAAAAACGTAAACACCCAATGACTAACAAGTAGCCCAGTGTCAGTCTTACTTGATCGTACACATGCCATATCTATACCATTGATAAATTCATAGTTGGTCTTTATCAATGCAGTAGCTACTGCACCTGGTGTTTGAAGCATGCTATTCCGTCGTCGCAATAGTTCAATTGGCCACGCAACTCTGTCTCCAAGCAACTTGTGAATGTAGCGTAAGGCAGGTGACGTCATAAACCTTGCAGAGAACACCTGTGGCAACATTGACATGCATATCAAAACAACTTCCAAGGATTTTGGTTCGGACACATGTACAACATCCCTCACATCCCCAAATTCATCCAACGCTTGTGACATGTAGTCTAGTACCTCTTCTTCTGCTTTAGATCGGTCACTCACGCCTTCCTTGACTTTCCTTGTGTACCAGGCCCTCATAATAGCTTTATATGGTGGCACTTTTACACCAAGATCACGTCTAGACTTGGCTTGCAACCTTCTTATTGCATTAACTGTCACCCTGTATACATCTTCATGGTGAGCAGTCAAATACAAATATGATAGAAGTCTTCTCGCCCTTGCTTGGTGATCTCTAAGTGGTTGAGGAGCAGCAATCTTTCCAAGTAACCTGTTCTTGTCATGGCATGTCATGAATCTTGGAGGCTTGATCCCATACTTTTCAAGCTTCGCAGCCTCTGTCTGATGGTCTAGCACAATCCGTTTGGCCAAGAAGCTCGCTTCATGCAACTCATTCGAGTTGGACTCATTCGTCAAGGTCACGCCCAGTTTTGAAAACTCTTTCATCCAGGCGTCAGGGTTCCAACCAAAGTCATTAGGATCCCAGGACAATATATGGTCATCAGCTTGATTTGACAAAGTGTTGTACAGGTTGAACTCTTTGACAGATTTTCCTGTGATCCGTCTCCATGATGCAAGATATAGCACAACAAGAGCAACACTGTTATCAACTGATGTGTTACCTTGTCCAGTTGCACCCCCATCGCCCTTGTATGTCACCTCACCAGTGGACTTGTATGCCAAAGGCATCGTCATCAATTGGTCATATGCAATGTCAATCATATTGCAGATTTGTGCATAATCCTTGTGCGATGAGAATCCTCGTTTTCTACATGCTTTGATTAC